GAAGAGTTTCAGCAACTTTGGCCCATGACTCAAGCCAAAACCACCAAGGCAAAGCACAACTGGATGTACTATGACGAGAACAACAAGCGTCACCGTCTTTACGGGACCAGTATCAACGGACAGGTAACAGGCCGCCGAGCTGGTTATATGATAGAGAACTGTTTTACTGGTGCGCTTATCCTGGATGATCCTCTTCCACCGAAAGATTCAGACAGCGGCAAGCTAATGGACAAGGCCAACAAGAAGCTTAACCGTGTTGTTCGTTCCCGTCTTGCACATGACAACGTTCCTATCATTATGGTTCAACAGCGAATAGCCAACGGTGACAGCACCGACTTCCTTATGAGTGATAAAACGCCGGACACCTACGAAATATTCAAGGTCCCGGCCATTGTCGATCGTGAATACCTGGAAACCTTGCCGCAAGAAATGAAAGAGGCTTGCATTCGTGATACTGGATTTACTTCAGGCCGTGTTAGCTACTGGACAGACAAAGAGCCAACGGAGACTTTATTAGCTATGGAAAAGGCAGATAACTTTATGTTCAGCGCTCAATACCAACAAAACCCGGATGACGCACTTCAAGAAGGTGTTGTTTACAAGAAAGAACTTGAGCTACTTATTGAAGAAGGCCGCTTGTGCAATATCCCTATTGAGAAGGCATTGCCCGTTTATACCTATTGGGATCTTGGTATCAATGACGATATGGTTTTATGGCTTATGCAGCCACACCGCAAAGAGTTACGAATGATTGCGTGTTATGCCAATCGTGATGAAGGTATGGAGCATTACATTAACTGGCTTCACGACTTCGCTGATAAGTACGGGATTCGATACAAAGAGCACCTAGCGCCGCATGACATTTCTGTTCGTGACCTAATGACCAGGGAAAGCCGACTTGATACCGCTAAACGAATGGGTATTAAGTTTAAGCTGGTTGAACGATGTAAGAGTAAGCGTGAATCAATCAATGCGCTGAAGAAACTATTCCCTCGCATTTGGATTGATAAAAACCGATGCGATACAGATTCAACCGGGGCAACTGGTGATCAGGCTAAGAAAACAGGCTGGAAGGGTATCAAAGCATTGCGCCGAGAGTGGGATCATGACAATGAAGTGTTTAAAGATGCTACTGGTCCTAAATGGGCGACTAACTTCACTGATGCTATTCAGCAAATGGGACTTCATTACAAAGAAGAGGTTGAGCGCCAGAAGCCTAAGCGTAGACCTGGCGCTGGATCTGGTGGTGGATGGCTTGCAAGTTAAGTGCTATTCTCATGGTGGATAAGGAGAATATGTATGAGTAACTTAATTTGTGGTGTTGCGTTAAATGACGCTGGATATGTAACAAACAAGTCTGTCGATGGTGTTCAAGTAAGATGCCCTTTCTATGCTAAGTGGTACACGATGATAACAAGGTGCTACAACGGCAAGAAGCCAGCATATAAAGACTGCATTGTTTGTGATGAATGGCTTACGTTCAGTAACTTCAAGTCGTGGATGGAAAAACAGGACTGGGAAGGAAAGCAAATAGACAAGGATATTATAGAGCCTGGTAATAATGTTTATTGCCCTGAGCTTTGTTGCTTTGTATCAAGAAAGCTAAATATGTTGCTTTGTGCTGGCAATAAAGCTGGCGGCGCTTATTTAACGGGGGTAGCAAAGCACAAGAAAGGTTCTAGTGTATTTGAGTCAAAGATAAGCATTGACGGAAAGCAAATAAGAATAGGCTTTTTTGATAAAGAAATTGACGCCCATATTGCATGGAAAAAGGCAAAGTCAAAACTTCTTATCGATGAAGCAAGTAAGCAGTCAGATTTGCGCATTGCTGCTGGCCTGATGAAACATGCGGAACTTCTTAATGCGTAGTTATGGCGAAATAGCCGATGTGTGTTTTCAGCGTAAAGGCTGGAATATTTACAATCTGGCTACTGAGTATAAGATTTGGGATGGATACCGGAATAAATCGGTATTCGTTAATACCATGCTAGAGCTGAAGCAAGAAATTAATAAGTTTATCGGGGAAGGAAGTTATGAAGAAAGTTAAGTTTAAGTGTGAGCACTGCAAAGTTCCAGTTAAGCGCAATTCAAAACTAATCGTTCAGGAGAGCAAGCGCAAATACTGTTCTGAGCAATGCCTAATGAAGTGGAGACTCGCAAATGGCTAAGTCTAAATCAAAAATAGAACAGCTTTACGCTAAACCCGTAAAGCAAAAGAAAGGTGATAAGTCTGATGACTCGTTACTTTGTACGGCCAGAAAGCGAGCTCGTGACGGTGCAACCTACTGGAAAGACAACTGGGAAGCGGCTGAAGACGATCTGAAGTTCCTTGCTGGTGAACAATGGCCTTCACAAGTACGAACTGAGCGAGAGCTTGAGCAACGTCCTTGCCTGGTTAATAACGTATTGCCTACCTTTGTGGATCAGGTCCTTGGCGATCAGCGACAAAACCGCCCGGCTATCAAGGTTAGTGCAACTAACGCCACTCGAGTTACCAATCCAGATACCGGAGAGCAAGAAGATCTTCAGATAGCAAACACTTCAGGCAAGAGTAATTATGATTTGGCCGAGGTCTTTACTGGTCTAATTAAGAATATTGAATACAACTGCGATGCTGAAACAAGTTACGACATTGCTTTTCAGTCTGCGGTTGAGTCTGGAATGGGTTACTTGCGCGTTCGATCTGATTACCTGGCAGATGATAGCTTTGAACAAGACTTGATTATCGATCACATTGAAAACCAGTTTGCTGTAACTATGGACCCGAACGCCAAAGAGCGTGACCGTTCAGATATGAATTGGTGTTTGATTGATGACACGATGGAGAAAGAGGCATTCAAAGAGCTCTACCCTGATGCCAACGCCGACCCGGTTAACTCTGATTCAGTCGATGATATGGGAACCTGGTATTCTGACAACTCAGTTAAGATCAGTGAATACTTCACTCGTGAGCCTTGCATTAAAGAAGTGGCCCTTCTTAGTGATGGCCGTTCCGTGTATATGGATGAGCTAGAGCCTGTTGTTGATGAGCTACTTGACAAAGGTGTAAGCATTGTCCGTACCCGCAAGGTAAAAACACACAAAGTATTTTGGAGAAAAATCACTGGCCTTGATGTTTTAGAAGGTCCTATTGAAATACCTTGCTCAACTATTCCGGTTGTTCCGGTTTGGGGTAAGGCATTGGTTATTAAGAAGAAAATCATCTTTCGTTCCATTATTCGACACAGCAAAGACGCTCAACGAATGGCTAACTATTGGGATAGTGCCGCGACTGAAGCCGTTGCTCTTGCGCCTAAAGCGCCGTTTATCGGCTCCGAAGGTCACACTGAAGGTTATGAGCACCAATGGGAAACGGCAAACACTGTTAACCGTTCAGTGTTAACCTACGTCCCACAATACCAGGGCGATCCTGGTCCACGCCGTGAGCAACCTGCCGCCATCCCTGCCGCTGAAATTACTCTTGGCATGAACTCTAGTGAGAAGATTAAAGCCACGCTTGGTATGTATGACGCATCACTTGGAGCTATGGGGAATGAAACTTCAGGCCGGGCAATCGTAGCAAGACAACGCCAGGGTGATCGCGGTTCGTTCGCCTTTATTGACAACCTGACTAAAGCTATTCGCCGTGTTGGTAAGATCATGGTTGAGATGATACCTAAGATTTACGATACAGAGCGAGTTGTTCGCTTGAAGTTCTCTGATGAAACTGAAGACTTCGTTAAGCTGAATGAGCAAATCCTTGATGAGCAAACAAACGAGTGGGTAACTATCAATGATCTGAACGTTGCCAAGTATGACGTTGTTGTTACTACTGGCCCGGCTTACTCGACTCAGCGACAAGAAGCGGCTGAGTCACTTATTCAATTCGCTCAAGCTGTTCCAGCTTCTGCCGCTGTTATTGCTGATCTTATTGCTCAAAACATGGACTTCCCTGGTGCTGATGTTATGGCCGAACGTCTTAAAAAGATTGTTCCACCTAACGTATTGACCAATGACGAAAGAGAGAAGCTTGCTGAAGACATGCCGGATCAGGACCAGCCAACACCTGAGCAGCAATTACAAATGAAGGAGCTTGAAGTTAGAAGCCAAGAAGCTGAAGCTAAATCTGTAACGGCTCAAGCAAATAACGAGAAGTCTGCCGCCACCATTGCTAAGGCACAGGCTGATCTTGTCCAGGCTCAACTTGAAACGGCTGAAGCTCAAGCGCAACTTCAAGCTATCCAAAGCGGCCAAGGGCAAGCTTACCAGCAAGTACGTGAATTAGTTGCTGAAGCACTGGCTGAGTTAATGGCAAACAATCAAAATGTCAAGGCTTAACGAGTGACTTTTTACTAAATTAAGCTTATCATTAGTTTATGGCTACCAGTGGCCTTTCACTGGGCTTTAAATTCGTTTCATAGGGAACGCCATGAGTGTAGAAAACAACCAAGACGAAACAGCAGGTTTTGTCACAACATCGAGCGATATGCCTGAAGTTCAAACTGAACCACAGGAAGAGCAGCAGCAAGAAGAACAGGCCAATTCTGAGGCTGATGCTACTGTAGGTGATGAAGAGCAAGATCCGAAAGGTGAAGCTGATGAGCCCAAAGCAGAAGAGCAAGATGATTCCGGCAAAGATACCGCCGCCGATCACGACAAAGGCAAGAAGCCTAACCGTGTTCAAAAACGTATCGACCAGGTAGTAAGAGAGCGAGAGCAGGAGCGCCGAGAGAAAGAGGCCCTTCAGCGCCGTATTGATGAACTTGAAAGTGGTAAACAGTCGGACAAGTCAGAAAAGGAACCTGTAGAGGATGACTTTGAAACTTATGACGAATACCTTGATGCTTTGGACGCTTACGATAATAAGCAGCCAAAAGCTGAAGAGAAAAAGGCTGAACCTAAACAGGATGAGCAAGATAAACCGAGCGAATTGACTGATAGCCAGAAAACGGCAATGGCCGTGATTAAGGAATCGGTTGATAGTGCAGATAAGCCGGAAGACTTTGAAGCAGTCGCGCTTAATCCTGAAGTTCCCGTTACTGGTGAAATGCTTGAAGCTTTGGCTGAATGTGAAGACCCGGCTAAGGTCATGTATCATTTAGGCCAGAATAAAGATCTTGCTGCCGATATTGCTTCTGGTTCGCCAGCTCAGCAAATGCGAGCAATCGCAAAACTTGATCTGACGGTGACGAGCAAACCGCCGAAACCGACAAAAACAACTAATGCGCCCGATCCTATTAGCCCTGTTGGTGGTAGTGATGCACAAGAGAAAGCTCCGGCTGAAATGTCTTTTGCAGAATACGAAGCCCACATGAATAAGAAAGAACGTTCGCGCCAATCTTGGTAATAAATAAAGGAGCCTTCTCATGGCTGTTCAAAACAACAATCTACTTACTGATGATGTAATTGCTAAAGAAGCATTGCGTCTACTTAAAAACAACTTGGTTACTGCTAAGTTGGTTTACCGCAACTACGAAAAGACGTTTGGTAAAGTCGGCGATACTATCCGCTTAAAACTTCCTTGCCGTGTTAAAGCGGCTGATGGTCGAACCCTGGTTAAGCAACCAATGGTTGATCAGACGATCCCGTTCAAGATTGACAAGCAACACCACGTTGGCCTTGAATACACTGTTAAGGATAAGACCCTTGATATTATGGACTTCTCTGAGCGTTACCTGAAGTCGGGCATGATTCAGATCGCTAACAAGATTGACCGCAATATCTTGCTTACCCTTAAGAAAGCGTTCCATACTTCCGGCACTCCTGGTGTTCGCCCTGGTAAGTTTATCGACTTTGCTAACGCTGGCGCTAAACAGACCACTTACGCCGTTCCTCAAGATGGTATGCGTCATGCGGTCCTTGACCCGTTCACTTGTGCTTCTCTATCTGATGAAGTAACCAAGCTATTTAAAGAAAGCATGGTTGAGCAAGCGTATAAGATGGGCTATCGCGGTAAGGTTTCTGAGTACGATACTTACGAATCTCAAAACTTGCCTAAGCATACTGTTGGTGATCACGGCGGCACTCCTTTAGCTGGTGCTGGTGCTAACGGTTCAGTTATCACTATGACTGGCGGTACAGCTTCAACAACTGGCTTCTTGAAAGTTGGTGATGTGTTTACCGTTGCTGGCGTATTCGGTGTTAACCCTCAGAACTATGAAACAACCGGATTGCTTCAAGAGTTCGTTGTTACTGCTGACGTTGATACTGATGGTGCTGGCGCTGCTTCAATCAGTGTGTTCCCTGCATTGAATGACGGTACAGCCACAATCAACAACGCTGAAGGCGACCCAATCAGCACGAAAGCTTACCAGAACATCACAGCCCTTCCGGTTGCTGGTGCGGCTATCACTATTGCTGGTGCGGCTAATGCAACATACGAACAAAACTACCTGTTCCACCGTGATGCTATCGCCCTTGCAATGATTGACCTTGAGTTACCACAATCAGCGGTTATCAAGTCTCGTGCTGCTGATCCTGAAACTGGTCTGTCACTTACTCTTACTGGTGCTTATGATATTAATGAGCAAACAGAGATTCACCGTATTGATGCTGTTTACGGCACCGATTTGATTTACGGTGAGCTTGCCCTTCGTATGTGGGGCGCTGCTCAGTAAGCAATAACCGATAAGGCCCAATGACGGGCCTTTTATTCATTAGATAGAGAGAGTAATTAATATGTCAAAATTATGGATGTATCACGCTAACTGCCCTAAAGGTGAAATTGTAAACCTGTCTCAAGCTGAACAATTAGAGCAAGACGGTTGGGTTAAGTCTCCGGCGCTTCTTGATTTACCTAAAGAAGACAACGCCGCAAAGATGGACGCCGAACAGATTGAACGTGCGCGACCTGAAGATCTTGTTGGCCTGGTTAAAACAATGGGCTTCAAGGTTTTGTCTGAAGTTGAATTTGAAGCTGAAATGAACAAGGCAAAGTTTAGCGCCGTACCTGTCACCATTGAATCATTCAGTGATGAAGAGCTTATTACTGAAGCTGAACGCCGTGGCCTTAAAGAGTCAAAACAAGCTGAAGGTCAAGAAGGCGAGCATGATCTTGATGTTCTTTACGCGCAGTTTGAAGAAAACCCTGAATCACTAACCAAGGCCGAGCACGTTGCCCTTGGTAATACACTTTACAGTTTAGGTCTTCGTGAAAACATGAAAGAAGAAACTCTGATCGAGAAAATCAAAGCGGCAATGAACGGAGCTGAATAACATGGCTACTACGGTAGGGGATATTATTCGCAGTTCAATGCGTAAAATTGGCGTTCTTGCTGCTGGCGAACCCCTGCCAGCCAACGAAGGTGATGACGCTCTTCAGGTATTCGCTCAAATGGTTGATGCCTGGACTAATGAAACGCTACTTATCCCGGTGGTTAACGTTGTCACCTTTCAGTTAACTAATGATGTTTCTGAGTACACTATTGGCATTTACCCTGAGCCAAAGCCGGACCCGTTACCAATCAACCATATTGAAACCGCAAGGCCAGAAAAGATACTGGCCGCTTTTATTCGTGATCAATACGATACCGACTACA